GGGTGAAAGATCGAATTATGACAGCGATCCGAATGGCAGCGTCCGTGCGCCGGGAAGCCGGGGTGCGTGCTGACGATGCCGCGCTCCAATCCGCCTTGGACGGCATTGCCAACGGGACAGCCGTGGAAATCATCCGCACGCTTGGGATGGAACCCGAGTTTGTGAACCTCCGCCGCCCACCATTGGTGTTACGTGGGAAGTCCGCCGTGGATTCTGCCTCTCTTGGCTAACAGCTAATTCCTGAACCCCGAGTTACTAACAACCCCACCGTGATCGACCTCCGGAACACTCAACTGGCCAGCCGGGAGTGGAGGATTTCCAACCTCTACACCATCCGCGATGCGGACAACCGGCTGGTCCCGTTTGTGCCGAATGTCTCGCAGCGGGATTTCTACAACCACTACTGGTATTGCAACCACGTCCTGAAGGCCCGGAAGCTAGGCTTCAGCACCTTCATCGAGATCCTCTACCTCGACGACCTGCTATTCACACGCACCGGCCTGAACGCCGGGATCATCGACTACACCATCGAGGACGCCGAGTCGAAGCTTGGCATGATGAAGCTCGCCTGGGAGCACCTGGACAATGGCGACCTCCACCCCCAGACCTACAAGATCGGCGCGCTGATCAAGAAAACCGTCCGGCTGGAAACCGAGGCCGCGCGCAAGCTGGAATTCTCCAACGGCTCCAAGGCCAAATGCAGCACCTCCCTGCGCGGCACCACGCCCAACCGCGTGCACGTCTCCGAACTCGGAAAGACCGCCGTCTGGGCACCGAAGAAAGCCGTGGAAATCGTCAACGGTGCCTTCAACTCCATGACTCCAGGCAACGTCCGGAACATCGAGACCACCCACGAAGGCGGAAAGGTCGGCATGAACTACCGCCTCATGCGGACCGCCATGAAACAGTATCCCGCCACCATCACCCCGATCGACAGCCGCTTCCACTTCTTCGCCTGGTATCAGGATCCGCGCTACACGCTACACGCCACCGGGCAGCAGCTCCGCCCGGAGATCGTGAAGTATTTCCAGCAACTGGAGGCCACCCTACAGATCCAATTCACCGACGGCCAGAAGCTCTGGTATGACCGCAAACAAGAGGAACAGGGACACGGCATGAAAAAGGAATTCCCCTCCACCCCAGGCGAGGCCTTCGAGGCCCCATCCGATGGCGCGATCTACGGCACGGAACTGTCAAACGCTCGCGCCGCCGGCAGGGTCTGCGACTTCAGCCCGGAAGCAGACGCCCCGCTCCTCACTTTCTGGGACATCGGCCTCTCCGACTACTGCGCCAAATGGCTTATCCAGCCGCATGATCGCTGGTTTCTCGTCGTCGATTGGTTCGAGACCTCCGGCGTGGGCGCCGCCGTGCACGTCGACCAGATCCGCCGCTGGGAGTCCAAGTATCAGCGACCCATCGCCCACCACTTCCTCCCTCACGATGCCGACAAGCGTTCCCCAAACGACGGACAATCCTTCCTCACCACCCTGAGACAGGCCGGCCTGCACAACACCACCGTGGTCCCCCGCACGCCAGACGTTTGGATCGGCATCGGCCACACGCGGAACGTGCTGCCACACTGCTGGTTTCACCGGACAAACTGCGACACCCCGCGCACGGATGCCACCGGCGAGGAGCTTCCTTCAGGCGTGGCCTGCCTAGAAGGCTACTCCCGGCACATCGATCCCGCCGGCAGCACCCTTCGAGAAATGCCGAAGCACGACCTGTTCTCCCACAGCGCCGACGCCTTCCGGACTTTCGGAGAGGCCCGACACCGTGGACTCATCCAGCACGCCCTCGGCGGAGCCTCCCAGGCCGCACCCGTCGCCGTCCGCCGCAGGCGCTGAACCTTTCCTCCCATGATTGCCACTCCCAATCCCTCCACCCTCTCCGAATGGGGAGCCCGCCTCGACCACACCCACGGCCCACGCTTTCAGGCACTGGCCACGCGCGTCTGCCTGGAAGTGGGCATCCTCTTCGACGTCTGTCCTTCCAGTCTCTTCGCGCCCGGCCGACCGGCCACCATCGCGCTAGCCCGGCAAGTGGCCATGTACCTGCTGAGAACCAAGAGCACCGCCGTCCTCATGTCCATTGGCGACCTCTTCCGCCGCGACCATGGCACCGTCATCCATGCGCTGAGAGCCGTGGAATTTCGCCGCCAAAGTGATCCCAAGTTCCACTCGGCCCTGTTGACCTTGGAGTCACATTTCTCATGACCCCCTACGAGATCGCCCGCAAAGCCTACCACCGTGACGGCCCGCCGCATCACGACTGGACCAGCGTCGTGGACTTCCATCTTCAGCATGGCCTCGTCCATGGCGACAGCCGGGTCTTCTACCTTGCCCGCCCCATCGATCCGCTGGCCTTGACCTACGAACACCCGGACCTGATCGCCTGGCCGCTGGCCCAGCTTTCCCCCATCTGGCATGTCTGGATCGCGGCCGGGGACCTTTCGCGCCTGCTGGTCCATGCCGGAAATCTCGGCATTCAGACCGTGACGTTCCAGCGCCGGAACAACCGCCTCCACCGGCTGGATCTTCGCCGCCTGTTCAATCGTCTGTCCCCCTAGCCTGCCGGATGCTGGCAGGCATGGGTTCGTCCAAAGCGCCGCCACCACCTCCCCCTCCACCGCCTCCAGTCTCCGCCACCGGGGCGGACACCGCGCAGGCCAGTGCCGACCAGAAGCGCCGGGAGCGGAAACGCTACACCTACGACAAGACTCTCCTCTCCCCCCTCGGCGGAGGCAGTCCCGACGGCACCGGCATGAAAACCACCCTGGGAGGCTGAACCATGCCCGCCGATCCGGATAAGGTGATGCAGCAGGTGCAGGCGCTCGATGCCCAGCGCCTGACATGGGATTCACTCTGGCAGGAGCTGGCGGAAGTGGTGCACCCACGCCGCAGCACCATCACCAAGACCAAGGACAACACCCCGGAACGCGCCCACCTTTCCGAAGCCTTCGACGGCACCAGTGCCCGCGCCAACCGCACCCTCGCCCAGGGGCAAGCCGCCCGCATCACCCCGATGGGTGCGCGCTGGTTCTCCCTGAATCCGCCGGCCAACCTGCTGGAAAACCCGGAAGCGGTCGACTGGTATCAGCGCTGTGGGGAAATCCTCGCCGGTGCCCTCTACCGTTCCAACTTCTACAACCGCGCCTTCGAGCACTACCTGGACCGTGGCGCTTTCGGCACCGCCGCCACCGAGATCCTCGCCGGAAAGGGAAGCCGTGGCCTGCATTTCCGATCGTATCCCATCGGCACCTTTTCGATCGCCCACGACGAGAACGACGAGGTCAACACCCTGGCCCGGAAGTTCCAGTGGAGTGTCGCCCAGATTTGCGAGGCCTTCCCAAAGGATCAGCTCCCGCCGGAAATCGTCACGATGCACGCGGACCCGGTGAAGCGCCTGCAGAAGCTGGACCTCGTCCACTTCATCGGCCCGCGCCATGACCGGGACCCGCGCAAGTCCGACGCCCTGAACAAGCCCTTCTTCTCCGTCTACCTCTGGCCGGAAAAGAAAGCCATCCTTTCGGAAAGCGGATACGATTCCTTCCCCGTCGCCGTCTCCCGCTGGGAACTGTGGGGAGACTCCCCCTATGGCTGGGCACCGTCCCTGCTGGCGCTCCCGGAGGCGAACCAGACGAACTTCCTCGAGCAGATGCTCGATGACTCCGCCGAGACCATGGTCTATCCCCGCGTGCTGGTCCCCGCCGGCATGAAGGGAGAGATCGACTTCGCGGCCAATGGCATCACCGTCTTCGATCCGAACATCGCCAGCAACCACGCCCCGCAGGAATGGCTCACCGGCGGCCGCTACGACATCGGCAAGGACCGACTCGAGGACAAGCGCCGCGCGATCGAGGAGGTCTTCTTCGTCCCGCTCTTCAATGCCATCTCGCAGCTCAAGGGAGACGCCACCGCCACGGAAGTCCGCGCCCTGGTCTCCGAGAACCGGGAACTCTTCCACCCGATCTTCGCCAACCTCACGCGGGAATTCCTTTCCCCGATCCTTCGCCGCAGCTTCGCCATTCTCTTCGAGCAGGGAGCATTCCCCCGCCCACCCGCCGCAGTGATCCGCCGGGAGAAATCCGGATCCTTCCTCGACGATCCCGAGGTGGAGTTCACCTCCTCGATGGCGCTGGCCCTGGAGCAGAGCCACCTCGCCAACCTGTCCGACGTCCTCAGCGTCCTCTCCCCCTTCGCCGCCACCGATCCGACCGCCATGGACTTCATGGCGCTGGACCGCATCGGCCCCGCCCTCTTCCGCGCCAAGGGCCTGCCCGCCTCCTTCATCCGCACCCCGGACGAAATGCAGGCCCTGGCCGATGCCCGCGCCCAGGCGATGCAGGCCCAGCAGGCGCAGAGCGCCGCCGCCTCGATCAAGGACCTCGGCGGAGCCGATGGCGTCCGGCAGCTCGCCGAAACTCTACCCCAACCACCCCTGTGAACCATGCCTCGAAAAAAAATAATCCCGGCGGATCCGTCGAAAGAGACAACCTCCTCCACGACATACGCGCCACCTTCACCACTGAGTCAGGAGCCCGCGTCCTCTCCATGCTTCGACAGTCCGCCGGACTATACGCCCCCGCCACCGTTGTCCCAGCCCGTGGTGGAACCATCGACCCCGCCCTCACCCACTACCGTGACGGCCGGAAGTCCATCGTCCTCGAAATCGAAGCCTGGCTCCGGGAAACCGAAAACGCCGGACCCAGCGCCACCCGTCGC